CCCGTGCCTCGTTGTACGAGCAACCGCTGCGGTAGCTCCAATTTGGTCAAAGAAAGCATTTTTTCCTCTGATAGTTTCCACATCAACAGCTCCTCTTAGCTTACTCCCCATTTGTTGAGAAAGCATAGATACATTCGCAGAGTATTGCTCTACAAATGCTGTAGTAATTTGAGTAGACATAATCCACCCTCCTTATTAGTTGTTGTTAATGTTAAATCGGATGATTATCCTTGCGGGTCGCTCCTCGATTTTAGATCTCCTGGATCCCATTCTTTCCTGGTGTCAATTTGGGTCTTTCGATTATCCAAATCATTTTTAGAATTAACAAAAAAAAATTACTTATTCAACAGCTTTCTTTTCTCGTAATTCTAAAACTTCTTGTACTGCTGCTGCATGATTAGGATGGTTTTTATCCCAATACGCAGATTTAGGATCAGCTGTAATATTAGCAATTTCTTTTTCTATTTGCTTAGGTGTTAAGTAAGCTGGTCCATCTGCTTGAACAATATTATCTTCTCCCATTTTATCAGCAAGAGTTGCGAATGCTTTTATAACAGCTGGATGATCTCCAAGTTTTGTTCCGTCTGCTAAGTTAGTATTCATAAATCCCTCTGGGAAAATTTCAGATACAATATTATTTGCAGCTTGCACTTTTTGATTAAATGCTTGACCCCACTCTGTTTTAAGTTCGGTTTCAGCTTTTGTTCTTTGTGCAAGAGCTATTTGATCTGCATCTGATAACTCTTTAGAAATCATCTCATTATAAAATTTTACAACGCCATCTGCTTGATTAGGAAGTAAGCCTAATTTATGAGCGTGATCTGCAAAAGTTTTTAATGCCTCTTGATTTACATTTTGATCCTCTGGCAAATTAAATTTATATCCATCAGAATTTTTTGGTCTGCCTAATTTTTCATAAACAGCATCCCAATCTTTTTCTGTTGCATATTTATTTGGTACTGGAATTTTATCTGCACCCACTAACTTTTGTGCGTGGACAAAACTTTTTGCCAGGCTTTCAATGTCTTTAATATTTTCTAAAGACTTATCTGCTTTTAGTTCATCAGAAAGATTTGCTTTCCAATCAACATTTTCATTTGGAGTATTTGTTGTAGGATCTCCAGACAATACCGCATTTTGCTCCGTTGGTTGTGGAGCTGCTGGTGTTGCTACCTCTTGATTTTCGCTAGACATTATTATTTCTCCTTTTTGTTTAGCATATTATTTAAGAACAAGACCATAGATCTTTGTCCCTCTAAAAATGCGCTTTCGTGGCTATCGCCTTTTATAAAGGTTGTAGTCTCAAAGCTGCATCTCTTTTTAAGATCATCAAGCACTCTTTGTCCGCTCTCTGATCCAAAAGTCGTTTTGTAGTCTATAACTAATTGTTTTAAATCTTTATCATTCACTTAACATACCCGCCTTTAAAGCTGGAGCAATCTTACCAGCACTCTCAGCTACTTGTTGAGCTTGCTGTAATTCTGCTTGCTCAATTTGCTCTTGTTGTTTTTGCTGTTGCATTTGCTTGACCTGGGCAGTAGATCTCATAACTTTTGCTGGTAAGCCTAAAACATCTTTTATGTGATTGACTAAACCATCTACATCTAAGTAATCAAATACTGGAGCTACATTTTGCAGCGATCCAAATATTTCTATACCTCTCATTATTGATGAAAGCTCTTGTGTCTTTTGTGCTTTGGCTAATGGAGATACATATTCTATTTCTATATCCTGGTTGCCAATAACTTCTGGCACTTCTGGAAATTTTTTATTTTTAAATAATAAATTAAAAGATCTAGTTATTAATGGCTGCAACAATTCAGATTGTAGTCTACCTAATACTGGACCAAGTAATCTCATCTTTTCCTCAGTACGCTGCATAACTTCTGTCGCTGTCATATTTTGACCCTGGATAGTCATCAGTTGATCTACAAAGAAATTTTCTCTAATAGCTTTTCTTCTTTGCTCTTCCATCTGTAAGCCTATTGGATTGTTAGCTCCAATATTCATCGGCTCAATTCTTTCTCTAGTACCAGCTCTATAAAAATTTAATCCGCCAGGAGTTGTTCTTACTGGTAAAATAAATCCGTCATCTGGGACCATTAAAGGTGGGTCTATTTGTTTTTGTGCAGCTTTAATTGTAGTCTTAACCATTGTGTTAAGCATCTTAACATCTGGCAAAGCATTCATTGCTGGAGATCTTCCATAAATTTCATTGCTGCTAGATTTTAAATATCTAGGAACAACATACGGAAATTCTTTAAAACCACTTTCTCTTAGTATAGCTCCGCTCTCTTCGTGTATATGACAAGATACAAAATCCATATTTTTATTATTGTCATATCCCATTGGTTTTTCTGATGGATGTACTGAGTGAATAATACTTGTTTCATCGTGAGGTGCGTTTTGTATTTTAGATAAAATATTATTAGGCAGCTGAGCCTCTGGGTACATTGCTAATAAGTTTCTATTTTTTAAATGAAATCTTCTTACTAAACAATCCACCATACCTTTTTCATTTTCAGTAATATAAATTTCTGAAATATGAATAGTTTTAAATCTTAGATCATCTATTGGGTCATCTGTAATAAACATTGCAGAAGTACCAAAAGCTAGCAATTCGTGGTACAGCTCAAAAATTTCTTGTTGAAAATTAGATCTTTGGAAAACTTGTGTCATAATTGAGGCACAAGTCTCTAACCATTCTACAGCCTCATCTTGCTGGTTCATCTCTTCGGATCTATATTTTAAAACAAACCACGGAGATATAGTATTCGTCAACATACCATTTAAACTGGCTGAGAGCAGCTCTAAGGCGTGTGTAGCAGTTCCGTCAAAGATCTGGTCGTGTCTCTTATCTCCCCTGGTTCTTTTAAGAGTTATGTTAGATTTTCTAGGTAAAAAGAAATTTGCAATATCTTGCCAATGATCCTCCCAGGTAGATCTTTGATGTTTTAACGCTGAGTATTTATCTAATATAAATTTGGCTTTTTTGTCTACCGCCATCTATCCTCCTAATAATGTAAATTTTTGAGTTGTTAATTTGTTATCTCCCAAACCTTTAGCTCCAGTTAAGATGGTGCTAGTTCTGCCTTTGCCTCTCATCATATCCGTTTTAGATACAGCTGTTGCTTGCGAAATTTCTGGTTTCGTTGGCGTTGGCACATAAACGGGTGCTGGTGGTGGACTAGGTTTTGGTAATACTTTTCTTGCTACGCCTCCCATATTAATATCCTCCTAATAAAGTTTTCTTTGAGATCTTACTTGGATCATCTTCTAAACCATCAGCTCCAGTAAGAATAGTTGATGATCTGCCAGTCATATTAGATCTAGCCTTAGCTCTTTTTAATCTTATTCTTTCAGCTCTATCAGCATCGTCAAATTTTGGCGGCTCTGGCAGCGGTTGTACTGGCGGAATAGCTGGCATCGCTGGTATCTTTGGTTTTAAAAATCCCATAATTTAGTCTCCGTGTATGCTATAATTATTTATAGCAAATTTTTGATTTACTCTAGGTTTATCTGGTAAGTCTGTTATTGACATCGCCATATACCTCGCAGCATCGCAAGCGTGGCTGGACCAATCTTTAACTGGCTTATTAGAAAACATTTTATTTTTTTCATTATACTTTCGATGGTATTGACGCAACGCATTTATTAATGGTTTTGTATTTTCTATGTCAAACCAACATCGAGGTAATATCATTTTTAAACTATGAATACCATCCTCTAAAGCAAGTTTAGGTAAAATTCTAAACCTAATCCCCAATTGGTAAGCTACCTCTTGCCTGGTCTTACCCGTTGAAAATTCCATAACTTCTATATCGTGCGGAGCATAATGGTCCCCGTATATATAATCTTTATCTTTTACTACTCTAACATAGTGAGGTAATCCCTCTCTGTTGTTTTCGTAATAATCAATAATAATAATTTGGTTTCCTAAAATTTGAAAAAAAACAATTGCTGTACTATCATCCACTCCTAGATCCCAGGCTGTATGTACCTCCAGGCTAGGATCATAACTCATTTTAGTAAGCTGGTTATCTTCTTCTAATTTTTTTATTATATCGCCATATACAGATCCCTCTATATTAGCAATCCAATCACACTCAAATTCTTGTCTGTACTTTGTATCTCCCATCTGAGCTTTAGCTGCATCAAGCTCTTTCTGGTCGATAATTTTTGTCTCGCTGGCTTTAGCTGTATAAGTGAACCACTCATCATCTCCTAAAGCATACTGGTATAATTCATAAAATAAATTTGCCATACCAGCTGGCGTTCCAATAAAATATGCAAATCCTTTTCGATCCGATATTGCTGGTCTAATTATTTCGTTCCATAACCTCGGATCTATTTGCGCTACCTCATCTATACAAACTCCGTCTAAGAATAAACCTCTTAAGCTGTCTGGCTGTTCAGAGCTGAGTAGTGTTATTCTGCTGCCATTCGGCAAATCACATCGCAGCTCCGTCTCGTGAAATTTTGCTCCTGGTATTTTACCAGCAAACATTTTTAAATAATCCCAGGCTATAGACTTAGCTTGTTTATAAGTAGGTGCTATGTATGCAAACCTTGGGTTTTTTAATTGGCAAGTTAATGCAGCTTTTATTAAGTGATTAATAATCGCCACACTTTTGCCAAACCTACGATGACAAGATAAAACTGCGAAACGATGTTTATCTAATTCTTTATGCAGCTCAGCTTGTAATGGTCTAGGCGTATAAGGTATTTTAACTAACATTAAACTAGTGCCAAAATAACTATGACAGCAACAACACCAATAACCACTTTCTTATGTTCTTTCCAAAAGTGTTCTATTTGATCTATTATTCCTAACATCATTCTCTCCTCCGCATTAATGAATAGTCGGCAAATCAAATAAATCTTTTATAGATGTATATTCTATGCCGCTATTCTTCATTAATTTATTTACAAATTTATTTGCGTGATCTAAATCTTCAAATCCGTTTAGATGGATAACTAAACCATTTGTTTCCTCAGCAACAAAAACCATAGCTGTAATTAATTTATTTGTGTATATCATTATGCTTTCTTATTATTTTTTACAAAATTTCTTGCAGCCGCCACAGATCTAAATCCCCACTTCCTTAGAGCTAGAGCTTTTCGTGTTGGCTTGCCTTTACTATCTTTCATTGGTCCACGCATCCCAGCAAATCTAGCTGCGAAACTTACTCTACGAGGGTTCTTACCTTTTTTAACTGGTGCTTTTAGATTAGATCCATCTTTTCTCTTGAAGTATGCTCTGCCTTTTGCAGTTAATCCACCAGTTTTGCTTTTGTGTTCTTTCCTCATAGTGCGTGTGTGTTTGTGTCTTAAACTCCCAACTTATATATTTTACAAATCTGCGGCACAAAATGCGGGTGTACCCCCTTTGTTCTCGTGCATTTTTTACTTTTTTATATGCTACAGACAGCCTTACTAACTCTATACTAACTGATTTACTCTATAAACTAGGATCCAAGCCAATTGTCGCCAGGTTTTATAGCTGCGACCCAGGCTCAGAACTCCATAATGCGTGCGTGAGAACCATTGACCAGCTGCCGAAATAGAACTTTAAGCAGCAAGATCCAAAAAAAAACCCAGGGAGATTTCTCTCCCCAGGTTATTAATCGAAGAACTTTTCCAAGGCTCCGATGGCGGGAAAAGCTGCAGCTACATCCGCCACTCAATTAATTTTTTATGTCGTTCCTTTTATTCCGTAGTACGCAATAAACATAGATCCCACGGCAGCGACAAATAATATTAAAGTTAGAAACATAATTATCTCCACTTACTTTCAGTAAAGAATTTGTCGTTTGCTTTCGCAACGTGAGCAACAAAATCTTTTAATTTGTATTGTTGTTGTTCCTTGTGTCCAGGCTGAATATAATCTCTACCAACAATGTTAAAGTTTTTATCAACCCAGTAAAGACCATTGTCGAAATTGTCATAATCTAAATTGCAAACAACATCGACACCCATTGACAAAGTACCGCCAAAAGTGTTTCCAATTATTTGACACAATCTCGCAACGCCATAGTCGCCAGATCTTAATCCTTGTTTCTTAGCATACTCCAAGAAACCCTCGACACTATCTCTGCCTCCGTTCCAATGTAAATAAATACCAAGACAAAGATCCTTGTCTTGCGTACCATCATCAGCAACGAAAGCTATTACAGCTCTATTACCCATTCTGCTCCTTTTGTTGATTTATAAAAATATGAAAGAACTTCATATATTGCTTATATAGCAACAAAGGATTTTAATTTCAAGATAATAATTTATTTTTTTTTTTTATTATCTTTCTGAATTATTCCCGACAGCTCCAGGTAATTCTTTAACATCCAAACTTGATAACGGATCCATAACTTTTTTAATTTCTTTATCATCTCCAGGATCTCCCCAGCTAATAATTAAATGATTATCGATTTTCTGCTGCACTTGACTTTTATCGCCAAAAGTTTGTGGAGCAATTTTTGTAGCAAGCCATCTTATATGGCTCCACTTCTCTTTTAAAAAATGTGTTTCTTGCGGTGTCTTTGGTATTTCCATATCTTCCGCAATCTTATCCAGCAAAGTCCAAACGCCAGTTTGTCTAGCTTTCATTATTTTATTTTGTAATTTTTCATCAGCTCTGCATTTTTTATAAACTGAGCTTACTTCTGGAAAATCTTTACCTTTGCAAATAGTCGAGAGCGGCTCTCCCAGCTCTAGTCTTTCGCATATCTTTTCGTATATATCCATTTTAATTCTTGATCTGTTTTATTCTTAAAAGGTTTTAAATTTTTTAACGCTTTAATCCTACCAGCAATAGATCTCGGTCCCGTGCTAGCTCCAGCGTGAAACTTGCAGCGATATTTGCCAGAAGTTTTCTGATAATAACCTTTGCACAAACATTGCTTTTTAAAATTTGAGCTGCGTGTGTAGCTCTCACATTGTATTTTTTTTAAGGGTCTACCTACCATATTTAGAATATGCACACCACATCGACCCTAATTATTCCTATTAAATTAATTTGTCTATTTTGTCTAATGTTAATTTATCGAGCCTAAACTCAAGATCCAGGATTGCGCTTATATACCTTTTTTTAATAGTTGTGCGATGGCAGCCAAATTGCTTGCCAAGTTTAACCCAGCTAAAACGCATAGCTTTTGCCCAGATTAAACGCCTATTTTCTAGCTTTGGGGTCTTTGCAAGCAGATCAATAGCCATCTCCCAGCAAGCTATTTGATTTTGATTAGCTCTAAGTTTTAAAGGTTTTTTATCATAATAGCCAAGATCCTTGCTATCGTAGCTCATCTCTAAAATTTTATACATTGATGGAGATCCAGGCTTTTGTAATCCTGGCATCAATCTTTCACACAAGCCAGCTCTGTAAAAGACTTCAACAATTTTGGGTGCAATTACCCGCATAAAGCCACCGCCTTTCTAGCAGCAGCATCAAACTTTTTTTGGCGGGGGTTCTCCTCCATTTCTTCAATTATATTTTTGAAACTATGCTTTCGGATCTTTTTACCTTTATCGCTTATATACTCGATCCAATGACCCTCTCGTCCACTCTCTTTGTAGATTTCTTTTTTATGTTCTATAAATTGTTTTTCAAGCTGGGGTGCGGATATAAACTCTCTCTTTCTATTAAATCTACTATTAGTTAAATTATATGGTTTTGTTAATAAACGCCTATTAGACCTATCACTAGAGCCAGAGAGGCTTATCACTCTCTTTTTAATAACTTTCTCTAATTCCAGTTGTCGAGTTAATAAATAAAGGTTCGAGCTAGATAAGCGTTTAATCGTTATGTATTTGTGTCTGGCAAGGTTTTTGCAGCTGCG